ATCATGTGATACGGCAAGAAATAGATTGGGCCGGTGCCCTATCGGCTAGACTTACAGGAAGGAAGGTGAGGAGTTAATGGCATGGCAAACACCTAAAACGAATTGGCAAGCGGCAGATGTGGTTAGTAAAGATGATTTTAATCGGATAGAAGGGAATATCCAACATCTGCAGGACACAAAAGAAACCCCTGCCGGCGCCCAGGCTAAGGCAGCAGCAGCAGCAGGAGCGGTGCAGGCCGACCTTGCTGCACATAAGGCAGATGGTACGCAACATAAAAAAACGGCAAGGTTCGTCATAGGAACATCAACCGCAGGGTGGACTGCTGCTGACTGTGATTATCTTTGCGATGGGACAGCCGACCAAGTGGAAATTATACAAGCACTAAATGCTTTGCCCGCAACTGGCGGGGAAGTAGTCATCCTTGATGGAATTTATAATATTACGGCGAGTATCAATATTCCAAAGGATAATGTAAGTATAAGGGGTAGCGGTAACGCTACGACCTTAAAGCGAATGTATAATTCCACTAATACGGATAGTGGTTCTACTGCAAAAGGTTTAATAACCTTAAATGAAAAAAGCGGTTGCAAAATACAAGGTTTGCAAATTGACGGGAACAAGGCAATATATACTTCAGGTTATAACTACGGCATCTACCTATCTTCATCTAGCGACAATACGGTAACAGGCAATACTTGCAACAATAACAGTAACGGCATCCGCTTGGATTCATCTAGCAATGAAAACACCGTCACAGGCAACACTTGCAACAATAACAGTAACGGCATCGGCCTATCTTCATCTAGTAACAACACGGTAACAGGCAACACTTGCAACAACAACGACAACGGCATCGACCTATATTCATCTAGTAACAACACGGTAACAGGCAATACTTGCAACAACAACTACTACGGCATCTTCCTATCTTCATCTAGCGACAACACGGTAACAGGCAATACTTGCATCCGTGGAACAGGGCAACCCTCTGATTACACCTCAAGTCAATATACAATACGTCTAGCAGGTTCTGGCAACAACTATAACCTCATTTCCTCAAACAATTGTATGGGCAAAGATGTCGTCATCGAGGGCGGGACGAGCAATACGAGTGTAAATAACAAATATAACTAAGTGAGGTGATATAATGTTTCGCCTTTTGGGTAATAAGGTTGAATTGGTTCGATATATAGTGAAATGGCAAGAGACTCAAGGTGAAGAAACGATTGAAATGGAAGAACGGTGTATCTCGGAAGAACACAAGAATGAAATAGAACAAAAGCTCACCGAAAGAGGCATACCGTTCTCTACTGAATCTATCACCCAGGCAGAAAATGAATGGTTTGAAGGGCTTGAGTTTAATTCGTATGATGAAGCACTGGAAGTATTTAATAAGGGTGAACAGGCTTATTTACAGGAAAAGCAAAGGCAGGAGCTAGTGGATAATTTAAGATTAAGGGCAGATATAGATTATATTGCCATAATGTCAGGGGTGGAAATATGAGTTGGTTTGATAGAATTAAGTTTTATTATGAGGAAGGTTTATGGGACAAACAAAGAGTAAGGAATGTGGTAGGAAAAGTTCTCACGCCAGAAGAATACGAGCAGATAACGGGAGAACCGTATATCACATAAGGTCTATTAAGCGACATAAGTGTAATTAAAAAAGACGCCATTAAGGCGTTATTTTTATGCCCGGGTGCCGGAATGGTGCCCGGGCAGTTAGTGAGGTGATTATATGCGGAGTCCATACAAAAGTAAATTCAAAGTCACGCAAATCTACAAAGGAGCATCCCACAAAGGCCTCGACCTGGTGGGGCTGGATAGCAAAAATATATACTCCACCGTAAACGGCACAGTCGAGGCGGCAAGGCACGACGCCCATCCGACCGGGGGCATGGGACTATACATAAGAATCAGAGAGGACGGCACTAATCGCCGTTTTTATTTTGCTCATTTGAGCGAGGTCTTTGTCAAACAGGGGCAACGGGTTAAGGTGGGCGATAAAATCGGTGTCGAGGGAAGCACAGGCAACAGTACCGGGAGCCATCTGCACTATGAAGTGAGAAGCGAACCGAACAATGCCACGTTTTTGGATGTCGCTAAAATCAGCGGGATACCGAATAGATTGGGGGAATATAAAATGCCGGATGTTAAAGAGACAGTCGTTACAATAGGAAGTACAGTAGTTAAGGCTAAACTGATTGATGGAGTTACATATACGCCGTTAAGAGAAACCATCGAGGCAATAAAATCCGAATTAGATGTTACCTGGGACAAGGCTAAAGGGGCCGGAATAAAACTGTAGGAGAGGTGGTGCGGATGAGCACGGAATTCTGGGTGCAGATCGTTGTCTACGCAGTCAGTTTAGGCAGTTTTGGCGGAGTTGTCCTGACTCGACTGAGTTATTTGGAAAAGAAACTGAGTTATTTGGAAAAGAAAATGGACAAACATAATAATCTTATTGAAAGAATGTCTTGCGTTGAACAGTCTACAAAATCGGCACATCAAAGAATTGATGAATTGAGAGAGGTGATCAAATGAATATAATGGACTTTATAAAGCCGGAATTATTTATACTGGTTGTGTTTCTATATGCGGTAGGGTTATTCGTGCGGAATGGTCCCTGGAAGGAGAATTCTTGGATGATACCGTACATATTGCTGGGAATTAGTTTTATCATAACCCTTGCATATGTTGCTATATTTATGGGCGAAGGGTTTAGCCCACCGGTAATTGTAGCGGTGATAATACAATCGGTGTTAATAGCTGCAGTAACGGTGTATGGTAATGAGTTGATAGAACAAATTAAGGATAGATGAATAGCTTAAAAAGCCAACCTCAAACGCTGCGGATAGCCGGGGAAACCCGGCCTTTTTTTATTTGTCGAAAAATAGATTGCGAAAGATTAAAAGAATTTGAAAATAGGGGTTGACAATCAAGTTGATTGCGGTTTTTTTTGCCGATTCAAAAACGGACGAAACAACAAGTATTTAGCAGGTAGTATGTGTCCTGTCGCAAAATAAACCCGCCTTAAATCGGCGATTTTTAGACGCGATAAAAATTATTTTCCACAGATTTTCCAAATTAATCCTTGACTAAACACTATGTCGGGATTATAATATAATCAAAGCCAAACATAGAGTTAAAGTGAGGTGATAATATGGGAAGACATGTAGGAAGAAGAATAGCAGAAATTAGAAAGCAAAAAGGAATGACGCAGGAATATATAGCTAGCCTATATGGGAGGACCCCACAATGGTTTAGCAATATAGAAAGAGGGGTCAGGCCAATATCTGCTGATAATTTGGCGAAACTTGCCGTTATATTAGGAGTTGAACCAGGAATTTTTTTTGCGACAACCAAAGCAAAGGAAGATGACGAATGCGAGGATTACGAAAGGAGGGACGAGGATGCTCAAACTCAAGAAGCTGAGAATGCCGATGCCGGTAACAATTAATGACTGCTTGTTACTTTGGCAGATGGGCTACAGAGTTGAAATCAATGACGGTCGGGTTGCAGCAGTAGTAAAAGAGAGCAATAAAAAGAACGGCTTGAAAGCCGCACTAACCCCAACTCCATTGTATCACTGATGCAGTGGGGTGTCAAGGAGGATGATTTGAATGGCAGTAAATCTGGATAGATTTGCACAAGGGCTCCCGGACCCGCAAGAAGCTGAGGTAAAAGCATACTGTGAAGGTTGCGGAGGCGAAATATATGAAGGCGAAGATGTATATGTTGTTGAGGGAGAGATACTGCATGCCGAGTGGGAATGCTTGATGCAGTATATAGACCCTGAGGTCAAGACAATAGAAGAAGCGCTGGGGGTGGAAGCATGACCGCAGTAGAGCTTGCTAAAACGTTGAACATGCCCCGCGAACAATGGCTTGAGCTTCGCAAAAAAGGGATAGGCGGCAGCGACAGTGCAGCTATTGTCGGACTTGACCGCTACCGCTCACCCTTTGATGTGTATGCGGACAAGCTCGGATTAAAAAAAGAGCAGCCCGACAACGAAGCTATGAGACAAGGGAGAGACCTTGAGGACTATGTCGCACAGCGGTTTATGGAGGCTACAGGGAAGAAGGTCCGCAGGAGAAATGCTATGCTCCAACACCCAGAACATACCTTTATGACCGCCAATATTGACCGCTGGGTGGTCGGGGAGAATGCAGGGTTTGAAGCAAAAACCACTTCTGTACTAAACCGGGCAAAATTCAGCCAAGGCGAATTTCCACCCAACTACTATGTACAATGTGTTCATTATATGGCTGTCACCGGCGCAGAACGCTGGTACCTGGCGGTATTGGTCCTTAATAAGGCATTCCATGTGTTCACCATTGAACGAGACGAAGCAGAGGTAAATGCACTAATTGAAGCCGAAAAAGACTTTTGGGAAAACCATGTCTTAAAACAAATTCCACCGGCTCCGGACGGATCAGAAAGCACATCAGAAATTATCAAACAGTTATTTCCTGAAGCCAGAGAGCGAGAGGAAGTCGCACTCTTTGGATACGAGGATAAAATTGAACAGTACCTACAATTAGATTCACAAGTTAAGAAACTGGAAAAGCAAAGAGATGCACTTAAACAGGAATTACAACTCGCATTATCAGACGCCGAAATCGGC